GCTCGATGCCGCGCGGAAGGAATTGGAAGCCGCTCGTAAGGTTCTGGACTCTCGCTATGAGGAGTTGAGCGCGAAGCTCGAGCTTCAGGCGATGAAGATCATGCAGCCCGTCCCGCAGACGATGCCGGCGGGGAAGGAAGAGCCTGCAATAGCGCCAGATTCAATGCCCCCACAACCTCAACCCGCTTCGGCGGGTTTTTTTACGCCCGGAGGATAAATGCCGCGCCCTTCCGTATTGATTCCGCTGCCTCCCGGCTCTCGGGCTGTGCCCTCCTACGTGCTCGCCGTATCTCTGGCCGCAAATACGGCCGAGTCCTTCACGGTCCCGACGTTGAATGCCGTTCCGGCCCGCTGCGTCATTTTCTCCTCGAACGTCGATTTCTACGTGAACTGTTACACCACGGCCACGGTTCCGGGAGATACGGCCGACGGAACAGCCAGCGAGCTGAATCCGTCCTCTTATCAATTGCTCGGTGATGTGGCGACGATCAGCGTTATCGCGGCCTCTGCCGGCATCGTCACCGCGGCGTTCTACTCATGAGCCGCGCCTCTCCGTGGACTAACCCGCCGGCTGGGAGCGCCGCCGCGGCCATTACCAGCGGAACGATTTCCGGCGCCACGATCAGCGGCTCGACGTTCAGCACCACGTCACCCAACACGGGCGTCGTCACCACGCTGTACACGGGAGGCATTCCGTTCATCGGATTGTCTACGGGCTCAGTCGCCGCGGGGGGTGGGATTTCGGGCATTACGAACTTGCCCGCGATTTATCCGGACGCCTACTGCTACTTCCCCGCGAACGCCCTTGCGACCTCGATCGCGGCGGGTTGGTACTACTGCACGTTTGCGACTCTGAGCACGGGAACGGCGTTCCTAAACACGTATACGAGCGGCATTCCGACGATCCCTTCGAGCCCGACCGCGGTTACGGACGGCAAGGGAGCGTTTACCGGGGACACGGGCGAGGAGTTCGGCCCGACCATCACCGTTCCCGCTCTCGGGGTCAACTCGGCCCTTCGGATTGCGATGGCGCTAAAGGGGACGAACAACGCGAACGCGAAGACCTATCGCGTAAGGCTTTCGGGCAATGGTGGAACGATCTTCATTGCGGGGTCCATCGCCAGCCTTGCAGGCGCGAGCTACATCGCCTCGATCAAGAATACCGGCTCCGCAGCCAAGCAATACAGCACGCGCGACGCGGATGGCGGAACTTCACCGACAACCATCGACACGCTGGGCACGGTGAATACGGCAGTCTCGACCTCTCTCGTCTTGAGCCTTCAGCGCGCGACGGCTACGGACAACCTGGTGCTGCTGCCGCCGAGCGTCGAGTTGCTTTACTAAAGAAGCGCGATGGCCCAGCCGATCTCTGCCAAGGAAATCGCCAGGAAAGCAATGGCGGGCTTGAACATGCCTTTGTCTCTGTCCATCCAGAGTCCGATTCCGACGAAGCCGCCCAGAGCGGCCCAAGTGACGAGCTGAAACAGCACATATGCCTTCACGCGAGTCCTTTCGTTATGAGCAGCGCGAGCGCGAGGAGTCCTTGAGCGCCCATGAATGCGAGGGCTGCAATCCACTGTCCGCGCGTGATGGTGAACCTTTCGGTCGGATCATCGGGGCCGTAGAACCACAGGAAGGCGACGGACCAAACGACGGTCTGCATGAGCAGGTAGGCGAACATCTAGGAGAGGTAGATGCCCACGATCGCCATGGCTGCTTGAAAGGCGAGGAAGCCGCACAGCAGCAGTGTGACGGGGTCGATCTCGACCGCGCGTTTTACCGCCTTCTTGGCGAGCAGCACGAACATCCGGGCATTTTGCCATGACCGACCGCGTTTCGCAGATCACGGCCCTTGCGCAATCGCTGTCCGATGACCTCGAGCAGCAAAAGGCCCTTGTAGCCCAGCTCTGGACCCCGCGCAGCCTGAATCCGGTTGCCTGGTACGACCCGAGCAACGCGGCAAGTCTTCACCTCGATGCGAACGGCGCGCTGGATCGCGTGGATGATCTGAGCGGCAACGGCCGTCACAAGTACGCGGGCACGACGAAGCCCGCTATGTCGTCGCTCCTCGGAAGTCCGAGCATTTCCGGCGGATGGATGAAGGCAACGGGCTTTCCCGTCGGCAGCGCGTTTTCCGTCTTCTGCCTCGCGTCGATCAAGCGAACCGCGTTCGGCCAGCTTGTCGCGTTCAAGGCCGACAGCGACGCGGGGGATTGGGTGGCAACGTCCTGCGAGCCGCTGTGCATGGATTCCACGATGAACCTCCAAGGCAACAAGGGAGGGAACAAGTCGTCGGTCTATGGACAGCCAGTCGTCGGCGGGACGCATGGCGGTATTGCGCAGTTGAATCAGCCCCTCATGGACGACATGGTCATGAGGCTGGGATCGGTCTTCGACAACGGCACCCATACGCTCTACATGGACGGCGTGGCATCCGATGCCGTCACATATTCGAGCGGAGCCAACTCGCCGGGAACGCTGACATTCCTCGCGCGTGGAGATGGGACGTATCCGTGGGGTGGGGCTCTGGGCGAGACGATCATCCTCGACCGCGTACCGACTGCGGACGAGCGCGAACGAATCGACGCATGGCTCGCGCGGCATTGGGATCGCATCCTGGTGGTGGAGGGTGACAGCCTTCCCCATGCGGGGCCGACGTTTGGCGGCTACGCCTATGCCGCTCTTCCGAACCTCACGAAATCGACCTACCTGCTGAATCTCGCGGTCGGCGGGTCGAACTTGAACAGCTACGACGCGAGCGGCCCGGCTCCGCAGCGTTTCGGGTCAGTCGCTTACCGCGCTCCGTTCTGGCGCGATGTTCGGATTCCGAAGAACAAGGGCGGCAAGGAATACGTCCTCTACTTCGCCGTCACGAACAACCTGGGTGGGTCTGGGACGATGGACGCCTATGTCGAGGCGACGGGGCAATACGCCATCGCGGCAAAAGCTGCGGGCTTCGACAAGGTAGTCACTTCGACCGTCCTCTCGCGCACGGACGTGGGCCAGGCGAACGACACCAAACGCCACGCCTACAACAGCGCAATTACCGCGCCGGGTTGGGCGGCTGCGCATGGGATCGATGCAATTGCGGACTTTGCGGCCCATCCGATCATGGGTGTGGACGCAGCCCCGACGCTGCATCCGGAAATGTTCAATGACGGCGTTCATCCCAGCCCGCTGGGGAATGGTGAACTCGCGCCGATTCTCTGGACGACGTTGAACTCGATTTAAACCGCACTGGACGGCATTCCAGGCCCTTTCGAGGAGGTTTCACCAATGGCAGAAGTCGATGCCGGCGCAGTCGCGCCCGTTGTTCCCGTAACACCCGCGGCCGATGCCGCGCCCGCGCCTGAATCGACGGCGGATCAGGCAGTAGCGGAGAGCACCGATCAGCCGGCAGCCCCTGACACCCAGAAGGACGAATCCGAGCGGGCGTTCCAGAAACGGCTAGGTATCGAGAAACGCAGGCTCGAGCGTGCATTGCGCGCGGAGATCGAACGCGACTTCTTCAAGAGTCAATTGGAGACCCGCGATCGACCGCAGCAAGCCACTCAAGCCCAAGGAGAGCCACAGCAAAAGGATTTCACGGACTACGAGGAATACCTGCTGGCCCGTGCCGAATGGCGCTTCGAGCAGAAGCAAGCCAGGGAGCGCGAGACGCAGCAGCGCGAAACGCAAACGCAGCAGCAACAACGCAGCCAAGCCGAACGCGCGCACTTTGTGCAACAGAACCTCGTAGCGAAAGGTGTTGCGAAGTACCCCGACTTCAACGAAGCCGTGTTGAGCGATCCCGACGTGCCGATTACCGAGGTCATGGTGGCATCCGCTGCCCGCCTTGCGAACGGTGCGGACGTGATCTATCACTTGGCCAAGAACGATCCCGAGGAGCTTCTGCGCATCTCTCGCCTTCCAGACGTTGAACAGGTCTGGGAGATCAAGGACGCGGCATCCAAGCTGACGGCATCTCCGGCACCTACCCGGACGCCTGCACCGATCGTCCCGAACGCCGGAAAAGCTTCAGTCCGAAAGGACACTTTTGAACTCTCCGTGAATAACGACGCGGAGTGGAAAGAGTTCTTGAAGCGACGGCACAAGGAACTCGGACGGCGATAGAGCCCGCAAGGGCTTTTTTTACGTCCTCTACAAGGAATATTCATGTCCAACACCAACGTCGTCATCGACATGGTGGCAAAGGAAGCTCTGCGCATTGCGCACGAGAAAGCCACCTTCATCGGGACGTGCGACCGACAGTATGACGAGACGTTCGTCTCGAAAGGCGCCGGCAACATCGGCTCCACGCTGAGAGTCCGCAACCCGAACCGCTACACCCGCCGTCAAGGCTCCCGAGTGATGGTTGTCCAGGATCAGCAAGAGGACAGCCAGACGATCACCATGGCTACGCAAGATGGCGTGGACATGCGCTTCAACTCCGCGGAACTCGTCACCGATCTCGACGGGTTCAACGAGTTCTCGAAGCGTCATATCCAGCCAGCCATCGGCGTTCTCATGTCCGGCATCGACGGGGACTGCCTCGCCACCGCGGCGAAACAGACCTATAACCTCGTCGGCACCGCCGGCACCGCTGTGGGTGCGGTTACGTCAGGATTCTCGGATACCTCCGCGCTCGGCCTCGCTCGAGCCAAGCTGAACCAGGGTCTTGCCCCGAAGGATGGGGGCCGTTCGTGCCAGTTCGATTCGGTCACGATGGCCAACGTCACCAACGGCATCAAGGGCCTTTTCCTCCCGTCGGATCAGATCGGAGAGGCGTTTCGCGAGGGCTTCATCGCCCGTACCGCGATGGCCGACTTCTACGAAAACGAGAAGACGTGGATTCAGGCTTGCGGCTCGGACCATACGACCGTCACCCTGGCGACGACGCACCTTGCGGCGGATGGGGCGAACACCCTCACCATCGTGAACGGCGTTGGAACGGTGGGCGATGTCTTCACGGTCGCGGGGGTGTATGCCTGCCATCCGGAGACGAAAGCGGCCTATCCGCACCTTCAGCAATTCACCGTGCTGACGGTCGTGGGTTCCGTTGCCTTCACCGTCTCGCCGACGCTGTATTTCGGCACCACCGCCACGACTGCGGCGAAACAGAACATCTGCACCGCTGCGGGCGCCAAGGTCACGACGGCGACTTTCGACAGCAACCCCGTGGTGACGATGGTCGGTGCGGACTCCGCGGTCCTTCGTCAAAACCTGATGTACCACAAGGAAGCCTTTGCTTTCGTCACGGCGGACCTTCCGCTCATGGACGACGCGCTGAAGTGCTCCCGCGTGCAGAAGGACGGATTCAGCCTGCGGGTCTGGATGGCGTCCGACATCAGGAACGATGAAATGTTGCTTCGCTGCGACATCTTGTACGGCTTCAAGGTCTTGAGGCCCGAATGGAGCTGTCGCATCACGAACTGACCAAGCGCTTTCACAAAAACGTTCGCTTCAGAAGACTCAGGCCCCTCACGGGGCCATTTTTTGAAAGGAAATCCACATGGCTTCCTACGAAACCATCGGCTACAACGCGCCCGACGGCGTGAAGATCGGACAAGCGGCCTCGAACAAGGTCGGCTTTTACGGAGCGGTCCCCGTGATTCAGCGGGCCTACTCCTCGGCCCTTCACGCCACCAGCGGCATCTCGTCCTCGACCGACTTCGGCGCGACCCAGCTTGCGTGGGCGCAAGAAGTGCAAAAGACGTTCATCGGTCTCGGGATCTGGGCTACGGCGTAACCCCTTGAGGCTGGCCATTTCCGGCTGGCCTCACTTCTTTTCAGGAGAAATCATGGCTGCGAAGAAAAAGGTTGCAAAGGTTTTGGTGCGCAAGGAACCTCCTCCGGTTGTCGATAAGGCAGCGGAGAAAAGGGCGGCTCTGGCCCTCGCGGTGAACACCCTCAAGATGCAGATCGACAACGGCCACAAGGTTCGCAGCGAACAACTGGACGAACTGCTCGCGCTCGCCAATAGCTAGAGCAGGTGTGTCCAGGCCCTGCGTTGCTTGATGGCGTAGACGTTCCCTTTGCTCACGCCGTAATCCGAGGCAATTGCTGCGGCAACTCTCCGATCCGATCGGATGGCGATAACGTCGGATTCGGTCAGCTTCGATCGCGGAGATTCTTCCCCGCGTCTTGTGCGCTGTAGTCCTGTTGCTGTCGCGTGTTTCAAGTTCTGCTGATGCGTGACCCACTCCAGGTTTGTGGCGATGTTGTTCGCCTTGTGTCCGTCAATGTGGTTTACCTCGGGCAGAGCGAGCGGATTTTCAACGAAGGCCGTTGCGACTAATCGGTGGACGCATACGGTCGCTTGATGGCCGGTGGGGCCGATTCGCACTTGTGGATATCCGCCCCGATTGATAAATGCGCGGCAAATGCTCGGCTTGAATGGCTTGGCCCGAGAGCGTGTTGGGTGTCGCTTGACGTTGCGCGGCGCTGTTCGCATTACGCGCCCGAGACTCGATACCGAATAGCAGTTCCCGTAACCCTCAATTGGAAGCCAAATTTCGCGCATGAAAGACTCCGCTGAAATGTTGTGTGACTCTAACACGGAATCTCGCTCTAGCACCATCAAGACGCCATTGACATTTCCATCCCATGCTCTAAGGGATGAAATGCCCAAAAAAGTCGTCTTTTGTATCCCGACGATTTCAAAGCCTTATCAGGTTTGCCTCGACTCTCTTTCGGATTCGCTTCCGATGATTAATGAGGCTGGTTGGGAAGACGGCATGGTGACGCAGATAAATTGCCCGTACATCAGCGCGGCAAGGGCGATGATGCTGCGCAAGGCTTTGAGTGCCCAAGCTACGGTCATCGTTTTCATCGATCACGATCTTTCATGGGACCCCGAGGATTTGCTGCTCCTCATCGAGGCCGAGGGCGATGTCGTTGCCGGCACGTATCGATTCAAGGGCGAGCCCGAGGAATACATGGGCTCGATCCTGCAAGGTCTGGATGGAAGGCCGATCGTCCGGGAGGACGGCTGTATCAAGGCGCATTCGGTCCCTGCGGGATTTCTCAAGGTGACGCGGGCGGGCGTCAACAAGTTCATGTCGATGTATCCCGAACTGCTGTACGGGGAAAGATGCAACCCGCTGATCGACCTTTTCAATCACGGCGCGCACGAATGGACGTGGTGGGGTGAGGACTATTCGTTTGCCCGTCGCTGGCGTGAGAAGTGCGGGGAAATCTGGGTGAACCCCTACCTGAATCTCACGCACCACTCGCCCGACAAAGCCTACCCCGGCAATTTCGCCCGCTGGCTGAGAGGCCAGGACGGAGGGAGTGAATCCGAGAATCCCGATCCGCCGGAGAGCTTGAGAGACGCCTGGGAAGCCCAGAAGGCGGCATGAGGTTTTTGCATGCGGGTTGCGGTACGGCGGAAGTTCCTCCGTATTTCGATGGCTTGGAACTCGAAGTCGTCCGGTTGGACATCGATCCGGGGATGAAGCCGGACATCGTGGCGAGCATCACGGACCTGGGAGACATCGGGACATTCGACATCGTGTATTCGAGTCACTGTCTCGAGCATCTGTATCCGCAATACGTGAAACAAGCCTTGAGCGAGTTCTACCGGGTGACCTCGGATAAGGGCTCAACGATCATCGTTGTCCCCGACCTTCAGGACGTGAAGGCGACGGACGAAGTTTTGTACGTCAGCCCCGGCGGCCCTCTCTGTGGTCTCGACCTGATCTACGGCTGCCGGACGGACATCGATCTGACTCCGTACATGGCGCATCACAGTGGATTCGTCGCTGAGACTTTGGAAGCCGCGATGAAGGATGCGGGGTTTCCCAAGGTTTCGATGATCCGGCTTTATCCCTACAACCTGATTGGCGTGGGCCAGAAGGAGATCTAGTGGCGACTCTTGCCGATCGCATCAACCGCTCTCTCAGGCTTCTGGGGCAGCTTGCGTCCGGGTCTACCCCTTCGACCTCGGAGTATGCCGACGCTCTGGTCGCGGCGAACGGGATGATCGGATCGTGGCGCAACGAGAAGCTGATGGTGTACTCGCGCCAAGACGAGTCGGTGACGATGGTTGCAACTCAGTCCTCATACACCATTGGCCCCGGCGGGAACTTGAATACCACAAGGCCCGTGAAGATCGAATCGGCTTACGTCGTGGTCGGAACGCAGAGCTATCCCGACATCCGGATTATCGAGGATGACGAGTATTTCGCGATTCCCAACAAGACCGCGACCGCGGAATGGCCCAATAGGATTAACTACAGGCCCACCAACACGACCGGGACTTTGTACGTGTATCCGGTCCCCTCGGCCGCTTCAGCGCTCCATATCCTCACCTGGGTTCCCGTAGCCACCTTCGCGGCGATCACCGACACCTTCGCCCTTCCTCCGGGATGGGATGACGCCTTCGACTACAACCTTGCCGTGCGTCTTGCCGGCGAGTATCCGGGGTCGCTCACGCAGGAAGTCTTGCAGATCGCCCGAGAGACGAAGGCGGCGCTGAAGAGCATCAACATCCGGCCGATCAAGGCTTATACCGAGCTGCCGGCCCTGCTGAATCGCCCGGTCTCGAACATCCTGACGGGTCCGTAGTGCGTATCCCGCTGGCCGTCTCCCTCGAAAGCCGCGACGGGGGAGTGAGCAAGGACGCGAAGTGCGTCAACGCGATTGTCGAAGTGCAGGGTGAGGGTCCGACCGCAATCACGAAGCTGCGCACTCGTCCCGGCAATTCTGACGTTGGGCTGGTGAAAGCCGGAGTCGCACAGCTCTTGTATTCGTGGAACGGCATCAACACGATCCAGGCGGATTACCTGAATCGCGGGACGATGGCGACCATTGTCTCGGCTCCGGTGCAGACGAACTTGAGTCCCGCAAACGCCTCGCTCATGTGGTCGGCGCAGGAGACGGGTCCGGGTGCCGCGACTCCGCTCTTGATGATTAAGAACCGGACGCAAGCCAAGTCCGTTAATCGTGCCGGCACAGTCGCGGCAATTACCTACGCCGACAACATGGGCGAGGCGACGTACAACTTGATTTCGCTTACGCGAAGCGGAGCTACCGCTACCGCGACGATGGGCGAGGATGTCTTCGGCGTTGGCGACACAGTGACGATCGCCGGAGCGGGTCAGGCTGAGTACAACGGCGCGCAGACGGTGACGGCAATTACCGCAGCCGTTTTCACGCCGGCTAGAGACATCCCGATTACGATCACGCGGTCGGGAACGACAGCAACAGCGACAACTGTGTCGGGAGATCACGGTCTTTCGACTGCTACATATACCGTCGCCGGAGCCAACCAGACCGAATACAACGGTGCGAAAGCGATCACCGTTACTAACGCGACGCAGTTTACGTATACCGTGACTGTGACCCCGGGAACGGTCGTGACATGGGACCCGGCTCATAATAACGGAGCTACGCTTTCCGGTGGAAATCTTACCGCGCAATTCAGCGCTATTGGGGTTGCTGTCCGCGGGAGCCTCGGTAAGTCGTCGGGCAAATGGTATTGGGAGGTCACGGTTGGGGCATTGCCTTCCGGACTGACCGTCGGAGTTGGTGATTCCTCGTGGGCTCTCACCGCGCTTGGTGGCGATGCGCATGGGTGGGGATACGCCTCCTTTTCCGGCCTCAAGGTTCACTTAGTTTCCGACACCTATGGGGCGAGCTTTACGACTGCGGATGTCGTCGGTGTTGCTCTCGACATGGATGCCGGAACGCTTACGTTCTACAAGAATGGCGTCAGTCAGGGGCAGGCATTTTCAGGCATTACGGGAACGGTTTATCCGGGCATATCCAGCGATGGCTCTACCAGCACGGTCAACTTCGGCGCTTCGGCCTTTGCGTACTCTGCCCCAAGCGGATTCAGTGCACTCGACTATGACGATCCGATTACTCCCGCAACCGGGGCGATCATCGTCACCGATCCCGCAGTCACAGTAAACCCAACCTTCAGTTATACGGTGGCCGGCACTCCTGCCACCCCCGCGACGGGGACCATTACCGCGTCGAGCAGCGGAGGAACGGTTCCTGGGATCGCATACATCAACGGCTATTTCTGCGTGATGGATGTCAACGCAGTGATCTGGAACTCTGCGATTGATGATCCAACGAGCTGGAGTGCATTGGACTTTGTAACCGCGCAGTCGGTGAACGGAGCAGGAAAGGCGTTGGCTCATTCGGGTAGTTATCTCATTGCGCTGAAGGAATGGAGCACAGAGTATTTCTACGACCGACAGGATGGGGCGACGGGCTCTCCGTTCTCTCCGGTCGATAACGGTTTTACCGAGATCGGCTGCGCCTCAGGGGCTTCGGTTTCGAGTATCGATGGGAACCTGATGTGGCTGTCGCAATCCCGGCAACGGGGCCGCGGTGTGTATGTGATGGAGGGGCTGGAACAACGGAAGGTATCGACACCTGATGTCGAACGGATATTGAATGCCGACGACCTGGCGACGGTCCATGCGTTCGGCGTGAAGCTGGACGGCCACAGCCTCTACGTGCTGACGCTCGTATCCAGCAATATCACGCTTGCCTACGACCTGACGAGCCAGACCTGGCTTCCGTGGTCGAGCTACACCATCGGCTCGGTGAAGTCGGTCACAAGCATCACGCGCTCTGGAAATACGGCGACGGTCACGACCTCGACGGCGCACACGGTTGCCGATGGCGATCCGGTGAAGATCGTCGGAGCGACACAGACCGAATACAACGGAATTTTCCAAGCGCAATACGTTTCCTCGACCATCTTCACGATCCAGGTCGAAGGTGATCCAACGACTCCGGCAACGGGGACGATTACGGCCTATCCGTACACCGAGAGCTACTTCAAGTTCACGAAGTACGCGGATTACGCCGGCCTGAATCTGTTGCTTCACGAGTCCGACGGGCACCTGTATCAGCTCGACAGCACGCTCTATCGGGATGCTGGGTTGCCGATCAATACGTTTACCCGCACGACTCGGTTGGATGGTGGGAATACGGATCGGAAGAAGATGCCCGTGATTCGAGTCATTGGGGATTCGGTCGCGAGTCTCGCGATGATTCGCTGGTCGGATGACGACTGCGCAACGTTCTCAGCCTATCGTCTGATCGACTTGAGCGAGTCTCGACCTGAGACGAGGAAGTGCGGAGCATTCGAGCGCCGCACGATCGAGCTTAGACACGTCGGGAATTTCCCGTTGAACCTGACCGCATTGGAATTGGAGATCGGATAATGGACCTCAATCGGTTGAAGACCTTGATGGACTTCTACCAATCTCAATTCACGCCGCATTCGCCTCCGTCTGGAGACCTGTGGGGTGGAGCCCTGCTGCATGCCGCTGACGCGAACAATGAGCGCGGGGCCGCGATGAATTGGGCGGAAAAGATGATGCAGCAGGACGAACAAGGCGCTTCGCAGCAGCATCAGGCTCCCAATTTCTTCCAGGGTGGTGGTCAATCGGGGGTGCAGGGACCTGGGTCACAACCGCCTCCGACGTTCTTTGCGAGCGGTGAAGGTCTCGACAGATATGCACCGACGCCCTACACGCCCCCGGAGAGATTCCAACCGGGCAGACAAAGGCGTTATGGGCCGGACTACTTGCAAGAGGCTTTCATGGGTCCAAGCGGCAGCACCGGGAATTACCTCTCGCAGCTCTTGAAGATGGGGCCGCGATGAAACGGCCCGGTAACCAAACCCAAACCCGCCGAGTGCGGGTTTTTTGTTTCTGGGGGCTCTGATGCCGATCAATGCGCTGTACCAGAAGCAACTCGATTCGATGCTGACGGACCCGAACAGTTTTCAGGGAACGCCGGGTTTTCAGTTCGCGCTCAACACGGGATTGGATTCCGTCAACCGCTCGAACTCGCGCATGCGTGGATCTGGAAATGCTCTTGCAGCCCTCACGAAGTACGGCACCGGTTTGGCCTCCCAAAACTATGGGAATCAACGTGACTTCCTCGGGAAGATGGTCGGGCAAGAGCAGAACTACGGCTTGGGGGAAGTGGCGAACCAAAACGCCGCGACCCGCAATGCGAACGACCTGACGTTGGGCCTCGGAGCCAATGCGAACGCGGCGAGCCGGAATGCTAACGACCTCACGCTCGGCCAGGGAGCGAACGCGAACACCGCCAGGGCAAACGATCAGAATTTCGGACTCGGCATGTACCAAGCGGGAAATCAATACGACTTGGGCATGACGAACGCCAACAACACCGCGCAGAACAACTGGTGGAACTACATGCTCGGCGGTCAGGCGAACAACAACCAGGCCGCGAATAACCAGAACAACTACAACCTCGGGCTCGGTCGCAATGCGATCGACTGGTTCGGGGCCAATACCAACCGCGGGACTGCGCAGTCGAATGCGTGGATGAACGACCAAACGAATCAACTCAACTGGTTCAAGAACGCCCCGAAGCAGGTATACGCATGATCCGCGACGTGAACGAACTCCGGCGCCTCATGGCCCAGGGCGCGATCACGGAGGAAGACTTGGCGAACATGACGATCGCGGGGACGAGCGAGCCGCAGCAAAACGCCTTGATGCAAATCCTTCAGCAAGATCCGATGCCTCAACCCCGTTATGACATCCCCGATGTTCCGATGAACGCGATGCGGACGGAGAACGGGCCGAATGCGGGACAGGTCACTCCCCTGGACTTCCGCGGCCAGCAGCAACAGCAACAGCCGATGCGCGTCGCCGGCTACGGCAACGGGATCATGTCCGACTTGGGATCGAGCGATCAGGCGGCTCCACAACTGGACTATTCCCGTCCTATCGAAGTTCCTGGCCGCGGGAAGGGCTATTACGCGAAGGACGGCAGCGGAGCGGCTTACGTGCAAGCTCCGGATGGGAGCCTGACGAAGATCCTTCTGGGTTATGACCGCGATGCGTCGTTCCAGCAGGCCAAGCGGAAGTTCGATCTTCAAAAGGAGCAGGCCGACATTGCGCAGACGCAGGCCCAAACGGCGAATATCGGGTCTCCGAACTACTCCCTCACGCCCGAAGGAATCTTGAACTCCAAGAGCGGAGAAATTCGTCCGCTGGTCGGAGTTTCGGTTGCCCAAGATCGCAAGCGTCAGGATATGGCGTATGCGGCCGGCGTTGCTGACCTGAAGAAGGATGACGCCGATCTCATCAAAGCGAAGGACTTGGAGAACGCTTTCCAAACGTGGGCGGCGCTTCAGCCTAACGTCACGACCGGCAGGGTGGCCGGATACCTTCCGGCGATCGGTCAGCCGGACAGACAGACTCTTGAGCAGCTTCAGAACTTCCTCGCCATTAACAATTTCAAGCCGGGGCAGGGCCAGATTTCCAACTTCGAGCGCACATTGATTAAGGGCGCTGGCCCCAACGTCATGAACGATCCCGAGGTCAACATGGACATCGTGAAGATCGGGCTCGGCGGCGTGCAGAACATGAAGGATCGAGCCGCTTTCCGCGAGCAGTATCTTCAGGCGAGGGGAAATCTGATCGGCGCGGATCAAGCATGGCAGAAGTACGTTGACGCCAATCCACGTTATACCCGCGACGAGGCGACGAAGCGCATCGTTGACAATCCCGCGCGCGTGGGTTGGCAACAATACTTCGGCGGTGGAGAACCGCAGCCGCCCTATGTGCCGCAGGGAACGCAAACGTACACGCCCCCGACGCAAAAGGCCGGGAAGATTGAGCTTGACACTCCTCCTCCTGCCTCGGCGTATCGGGGCAAGATCATGACGACGCCGGACGGTACTCGCTATCAGTCCGACGGCCAACGCTGGATTCGTCAGTAATGCCATACACCATCGAAGATCCTCAAGAGTCGGTCGGGCGCTACACGATCGAGGATGCGCCGCAGAAGATCGGTAAGGCGGCGCAGGAGGACTTCCTGCGCTCCGAGATGCAAAATGCCAATTGGGGGACTCGGAACATTGCTGGATTTGGTACGGCACTCTCGAATCTCTGGGAAGGCGCAAAGCAACTCGTTGGGCAAGCCAATCCCGAGCAGATGGCGGCCAATCGTGTCATGGAGCAGGAAGCCCCCGTCGGGGCCATCGCTGGAAACGTCGCTACAACGGCGATTCCCTTTGCCGCGATCGGCAACAGCGTGAAAGGTGCTGCGGCTCTTGGTGGCGCTCTGGGCGCTTTGAAGCCGATCGAGGGAGAACAAACGTTCTCCAACATCGCGAGCGGGAAGCTCAAGAGCGCCGCGGTCGATGCGGCTCTCGCGGGTGTTGGGCAGAGGGTTGCTAACGTCGCGGGCGAATACGTCACCGACAAGCTCGGGAAGCTCGCGTTGCAGAGGGCGCAGAACGCTCCGCGGACGCAGACGTTGAACGACGCGCTCGATGCGGGGCTTGTCGTTCCGCCCTCGGATGTCGCGCCGACCGTTGCCAACACGGTAAAAGAAAGCTTCGCCGGGAAAGCGGCGTTGGGACAGCAAGCGTCCAACCAAAACGCGCCGATGATCGACAACTTGGCGCGCAAGGCGATCGGGCTTCCCAATGACGCGGAATTGAGCCCTGCGGTCCTGAAATCTGTCCGCGAGCAGGCTTATCAGGCCGGCTACAAGCCGATCACCGATCTTCAGCAGATCGTTGAAGACCCGGCATTCCTCCAGAACGTTGCGAAACTCTCGCCCAAGAGTTCCGGAGGCGCGGTCAAAAGCGCGGCGCAGGGCGAGATTGACGACATGATCGGAGCCCTTTCCAGCCAGAAGGCATGGACGGGCGAACAGCTCATGATGGACATCCGCGCCCTTCGCGAGCAGGCCAAGGCAAACTTCCGCGGCGGCGCTCCCGAAACTGCGCTGGCGAAGGCTCAGACCAAGGCGGCTGAATTGCTCGAAGGCCTGGCCGAGAGGAATGTGATCCAGCAGGGCGGAAGCCCTGGTGCGATTCAGGCGATGCGAGATGCGCGCAAACTCATCGCCAAGACGCATACCGTCGAGGATGCGCTGGTCGAAGGTGGCGGAACGATCGACGCTCGCAAACTCGCGCGCATGGTGCAGAACGGGCAACCGATGACCGACGAGTTGGGGGTCATCGCCCGCTTCGCCAACAATTACAAGCGAGCCGTTCAACCGACGCAGCAGATCGGCGGACCCGGCGTCTCGAAGCTGGATGCTGTGATGTCCACCGGAGCCGGCGGCGCTGGGTTCGCGATGGGCGGTCCTGCGGGGGCGGTGGCGGGTGCTGCGGCTCCGTTCGTGGTGCCGAGGGTTGCAAGGGCTGCGTTGCTTTCCAAGCCCTCCCAGAACGCGCTACGTGACATCTACCGGCTAGGGCTCCCGATGCGAGTGGCGAATCGCCTCCTCCAATACTCGCCGGTTGGATTCACTGTACTTGGAAACGAAGCGCTCTCGAAGTAGCTGACGCTTCAACCATCCGTCCGGCATCTTCGTGGCGATCAGCCACTTGATACCCAGGGCGATTACGCCAAACAGAATTAGCGAGCCGAGCGGGCCGAGCAGCACGCCCCATTGGTGCGCGTCCATCGCGAAAGTATATGCCAGCCCAAATCTCTCCGCCGCCGAAGAAGGCCAACGACCGTTTCGATGAGTGGCTTTATCGGTTCTGGACGCTCACGACTGCGGGAATCAGCGGAAGCCTCGCGGACCCCAATAGCACGATCTCGACGGCTTCCATCATTGCTGCCGGCAAGGTCAGGGTCATCGGGGGCCCGTACACCATCGAAGACGGAGCAAGCCTCACCATCGAAGACGGCGGAAGGCTGGTGTTGATCTAGATGGCCGGCGAACTGAGGTTTGGCACCGGAACGGCACCTACCTCCGGTGCGAGCGGCTACGTCATTGAGTTTGCCGACAGCGCCGACAAGAAGATCAAGACGCTGGACTCCGCGGGCGTAACGAGCACGCTCAACAACGACGGGCCTCGAGACGAGAACATTCTCATCAATGGGGGCCTGTCGATCCAGCAGCGCGTTGCCGCAGCCGCTACAGCGATCCCCTCGGTTTCTACCACGACACGAGCTGGGCAGGTTGCGGATCGATGGGCGGTCACGACCGGAAACGCGACTACGACCTCATGGACCCAGGTCGATACCGGAGCCGCTGCCGAAACGGGGTTGCTGGCAAAGCACTATGGCCGGATCACCCAAGCCACCAACGCGGCGAAATTCATCTTCTCGCAATTCCTCACGAACTACCAGATGAATCACCTGAGAGGCCAGAAAGTAAGGCTCTCGGTCAAGTTGAAGCAGATCGTCGGCTCGAACGCGAACTACCGTCTCGGACTCTTGCAACTCACCGCATCGGGGACGATCGACGTTTGCCCGGCGTTCATTTCTGCCATCGGAGCAGCGAGTGTCGAACCGACGTGGGGCACGAACCTCGCGGCCATCACGCCCGACGCTACCCCGACCCCGGAAAATGGGACGATTTCAGGTGTTGCTCTCACGATCGCCTCGACGGCGGCTTGGGTCAGATCGTCCTGCGTCTTCTCGGTCCCGACGGACTGCAAGAACTTGTGTTTCGTGCTTTACCGCGACACCTTGGGAGCCGCTTCGGATTCCGTCGGCATCGCCGAGCTTCAGATGACTCAAGGGCCCGACATCGTGGATTGGGTCTCTCCACAGTTCGACCTCGAGCTTATCAAGTGTCAAAGGTTCTTTTCCAAGTCCTTCCCGCTCACCGTCGTTCCCGCGGCGAGCTTGTCGGAGGCGACGGCAGGGTCGGGGGCAACGGGACTTCTCGGAAAGTCCGGCTCGGGAACCGTTCTCGGTTCTCAGATCACGATCCAATTCCCGGTGCAGATGTGGAAGACGCCGACGGTCACGCTCTTTACTCCGACCGCTGCGGGCTCGTCCGTCTTTCGTCTATCCGGCACGACGCCGGCCGTTCAAGGCACCACGGCGCAACGCACCAGTTCACTCACCGATCGCGGAGTGGTTATCACCGCGACCAACGAAGCCACGACCAACGGAGCCGTCGGTGATTTGGTCGGGGTCCACTACACCGCCGACGCGGAGTTTGTCGCGTGAATTGGGAAACGATCATCATCTCAGTCATCGCGGCCACTCCGGCAACTATCGCCGCCGCTGCCGCTTTCATCCAGGCCAAGAAGACCCATACCGCCGTCAATAGCCGCATGACCGAACTTCTCGCGCTGACTCGTCAGGCTGCCGCGGATGATGCAACGCTCGCGGAGAAACGCGCCGAGCATCTGCGCAAAGGCGAAGCGGCTGTCACCGATGCAAAAGCAAAGGAGGCTCCATGACCATCGAAGCCCTCGTTTCTCTCGTCATCTACATCATCATCATCGGTGCTATCTGCTGGCTGCTGTGGTGGCTGATCGGCTTCCTTGGCATCCCCGAGCCCTTTGCCAAGATCGCCCGCGGTGTCGTTGCCGTGGTCGCGGTCATCTTCCTGATCTCGCTCCTCCTCTCGCTCGTCGGTCATCCGCTCGGCGTGATCCCGTTGCGGTCGAGATAGGCCATGCGCCAAAATGACGAGGGTCTACTACAAACGGAGGGCGACCGTGAATAGAGTCTTTGTCGATGGACAAGAGCTTTTCAACGTGACCGTCGTCATCAATGACGGCGAAGCGACGGTGACGGACAATCCGCGCGGCCCTGGTGTAAGCCCCAATTCCGGCGGCGGTCCCGGTGAGGAACAGCCGCCCCCGAAGAAATGAAGGCCGTCGCTCTGGTGCTGTTGTTCGGGGTCTTCATCGCCCACGACACAGCCAATTGGATCTCCGAGGCAACGGGCTATTCCCCCGCCGCGGTCTTCTACATGGAGCAGGGGGCATGGACGGTTGTCCTCTCGGCCTGTCTCCTGGTCTTCGTCCTCACGCAAAAAGCATCGTTGTGGAGGACTCTGGCTCTTGCCGCAATCGGCATTTCGATAGTCGAGGGCTCGATGATTCCGGTTTGCAGACTCGCGGTATCGGACATCTCGCTCGTTCCTCGGGGGACGAATCTCTGCGATTACGTGACCGGCCTTCCGGTGAGCGCGACCTTGCTCACGGTGGAAATCATGATCGTGTGCTGGATCATCGGGACGTTCTACAGGAACGGAAGTGAAGGCTAGTTTCCTGGTCGGCGCTGCGTTCATCCTTATTTGCGGTGTAGGTCTGGAGGTCGGCTACCTCAATGGAAAGGTGGCTCTTCTGGTTGTCCTTGCAAGCGCGATGACCGCGCTCATCTTCTCGATGGCTCGTAAACCGGAGCAGATCATCTTGAGCGACTACCCAGGACAGGACATTCTCGAGGCCAATGTTCCCGGAGGCGGCGGATTGAAGCTGAAGGGGAAGAATCTCCCCGAGCGCCTTTTGGGCGATCGTGGGGTGATGCTGATCCTCATTTGCGCCGTTGCATGGTTCATGTGGTGGCACCACACCACGACCGAGGACTTGCTGAAGAAGAACCTCGAAGCCACGACCGAGAATACCTACGTCCTGTCGCTTTCCCAGGCAGAGCGTGAGGGTCTTCGTATCACGATG